CCTCATGCGCCGGTCATCCACAGAGCGGTCAAAGTCCTCCATGGCTCGCGAGTAAGCTTCTGTGCCTATCCCTATGCCCTGATTGGAAAGCTGCGTCCGTAACTGGTCATGATCATATCCGCGTTGCTCGTTTAGCCGGCCCATGAGGGCTTCTTCGACTTCCTTCTTCTGGACGCCGAAATCGTTCTCATAGCCGTCTTGCATAGTCGGCGCGGTCAGATCGCCCGAATACTCAGCGGGGCCAAATCCAGAGCGATCCGCTCGCTGTGGTGTAATCGAGTTGGGATCAAAGGGTTGGCCAAGAATATCACCAACCCGTTCGGCTTGATCGGCCCCAAGGTTGGCCATAGTGAGATTGCCGCGATTATTGGCGTCGCGAAGCTGCTGCGCATCCTCACTAAGTGTCGTGGTCGCCGTATATTGCGGTAAAGCATAGTTGCGACCGCTGCTAGGGTCTTGCCAATTGTACGTCCCGGTCTGGTCGTAGGTTAAAGAGCCATCGGGTCCGACCTGGTTAACCTGCCCCATCACCGTATTGGCCACAGCGGTCCCTAGGTTCTGCCCGGTTTGCGCGGCCGCCGTTTCTTTCGGATCAGGCGGCGCGGGTGCTGATTTTTTGCCCATTGCATGGATCCTTTTTGTAATATTTGCTGGCGCGCCAAGCCTCGACAGTTAGCGTCCAAACAACGCCGCCCTCATCCCGGCCAAACAGGCGCGGAATATCAAAGCGGTCGAAGCCAAAGACGTTGAGCTGTCGGTGAAGACGTGTGTTAAATTCGCTGTTGCGGGTTACGATCATTTGGCAGTCAAGCTGCTCAAATGGATAAGAGAACAGTTGATGCAGGATCGCCCGCGTCATCCATTTCGGGGTGGTTGATGCCCCACTAAATTCTATTATCTCAGCCTCTGGGCTCCAGTTGTGCCAAACCCATCCAGCCACCAAGCGCCCTTGAGCATCGACAATTCCGGTTCCAACACTGTCACGCCTGTCGAATTGCTCATCGATCATCTGATTGACAAATGACAGAACATCATCGTCACGCCCGTAAAGCAGCCTCATGCCACCATCCGGCCATTCTCACCGACAAGGCGCATTTTTATCAGTTCAGCATCCGGCTTGAACGAAACCCCAAACGTGATTTGCACCTGAGCAGCGAACACATCGCCAAATCCGGCAATTGAAACCCATTCGGTGGTCAGGCTGTAAGCATTGCCGCTATCCCACACTGCGGTGTCCCAGACGCCGCTATCCCATGTATCGGTCGCTCCATCCGCGACGCTGTCAGGCGCCACCGGTAAGGTGATCCCGTAATCCTGACTAACTGACAGTTTCGGTTCAAAATTCCTTCGCGCCCTAAACCAAGCCTTGGCCAAGGTGATCGACTTGAGCATGACCGCGTCACCAACCGCCTCGAACGGTGCAACATAAGTGCATGTGTAAATGGAACCATTGTCGGAGCCGCCTGTCTCAGCGGCATAGATCAAGCCGTCACTATCACCCCAATAGAGCTGGGCATTGGATACCGTCGCGCACTGGCAGTCCCAACCCGTAAATCGCGACCAGGCACCCGTCTCAACATTCACAATGAAGACGATGTTATCGACGGTCGAACCCGGTGATGGCATCGAAACCATCGCAAGGTTTAACTCATCCCAGCGGGTCACATCCCACGGCTTGGTTCCTCTTGCGGAAACTTCCGTCTTCCAATCCGGCTCTACCGCGCGGCTAACAGCGGCTAGGCTCAAAGCGGCTGGATCTTTACTCACAACGCCCGACATCGGAACCATGCCCTCAACCGTTGCGACAATAATATCGCCCCCAGCTTTCATCCATGCGTTCTTGCCCAAGGGGGCGGGCATCTTGTATCGGCCAACTATCGACCAGTCCAAAGCGCTTGACCCCTGATAGACAGCGACCTCCCCAAGCGTGGAAATGAAGACGCAGCGATCTCCCATCCCGTCACCGGCATCATAAGACCATGACCCGCCGATCATCAGGTCGCCACCATCTTCAAAAATCGAGGCTAGGCTAAATTTTGTCAGGCTTCCGCCAATCGTATCAACCGACAGATACCAAGCGCTCTTGGTTCCGCTCTCGATGAAGAACAGGCGATTCTTGAACTGCCAGACAAAGCTCAAATCGCTTGGTGTCGGGCCGGTTACACTCACTGTAGACCATGTTGACCCGTCAAACTTTTGCGGGGTGTCTGTGCCATTACAGCCGATAATATACTCGCCGCCCGTGGTGCCAAACTGCGTAAACGTCCAATACCCGCTCGTTTGACTGCCAACTGCCGCGGTTAAAGCTACAGCAGGGTCGCCCGGTGATGTCGTGTCGTAAATTCCATTCGCATCGGCCGCGAACGACTTAGAGACCCCGCCAGCATCATAAGTGAACATCGACGTCACGGCGTCGGGCAAGGTTGCGTGCAAAGCTGTTCCGCCCCGCACCTGAGCGCCGGTGCTGGTTGGGATGAAATTGTCCAAAACCAACGCGGACTGCGGGATCGGGGTAGCCAAGCTGTTATTTGTAACCCACCCGCGCACCGGCGCGCCATAATCTCGGGTCCACGTGCTGTTGCGAGATGCTTGTGGGGTTGCTGGGCGTCGCCGAACCGATTGGAGCGCCTGTCTCACGAGTCTGAGATGGCCTGCGGATAGGCGGTTTTTACATCTAACGGCAAGCGAACCTTACCCACTCGAATTGTCCGTGACCCCTTGTCTCTGGTGATCAGTTGCGCCTGTAGAATCTCATAATTGGCAAGATCTTCCGCATAGGGCAGCCCCTTCATTTCGCGCCATTGCCAAATCAGCGCGAGCGTCAACAATTGCTCGTCAAGACGAAACACATCGGTGTCAGCGTCGAACTGCGTCTTCGTTGTTGTGTCGGCATCCGTTACAATCAGGTTCGACTGATAAAAAAACTTGCCGGTGACCGCATTCGCTAGGGCAGGCTTGATATGGATTTGCCCGCCGTAAATGATCCATGCGTTGATAACGAAATCAAAGCTCTGAACGTCCAGCCCCAACCAGCGGTCCGCATCAGTAATCGGTGTCAGCGGCGTCTCCAGGCTGGATGACCAGACCTGCGACTTGACCAGCATCCGCTCATAATCGCTAGGCAATGCAAAATCTTCTGTCGCGCCATCGCCGGTAACCGTAGCTATGCCTTTAAGCACCTGCCAGTCATGCGCTATTGCGATCCGGCGCGCCAACTGATTAGCCAGCGCGCCAAGTTCGAGGTGTCGTCTGTCGGTTGACCCGTAAACAGAGGTCGGCACGGTCAAGCCAATGACTTTGCAAACATCTTGAAAAACCGACAGCATGGTCATTATGCGGCTACCTGAGCAGGCTCACAGCCTGCTTCTGTGCACATCTCAATCAATGTGGTGAGTTTAGGTGTGCCGCGCACATAATCGCCAGTCTTGGCCTTATACAGCGCCTTGAGCGCTTTTCCGTCCAATCCCTTGAATGGTCCTTCTGCAACCACGTCCATCGCTGTAGCGGGCTTCTCTTTGCCACCGTTGACTCGCGCCGTCAGGGCAGCAATTTGCTCTTTCAAGACCCGGTTTTCTTCCAAAGCCTTCTCACCCGCACCCGTACTGGCATTTGCCAGCCACTTCTCGGCTTTGTGCTTCCACTCCCGCGCACCCATACCGAGCTTGCCAAGCAGCGTACCATCCATGCCGGCCAGTCCTTCGACTGTGCGGACATTCGATTGTGCGAACTCTGCAATTTTTGAAGCGGTAATGCCGGGCAGCTCACTCAATGGAACGCCATCAACCGGGACTTCTTCATTGGCTTGAAACGCCTCGTAGTGGCGCGGAAACCGCTCCGCGTATGTCATCTGCATTTTCTGCTCGGGGCAAAAACTCATCGCCTGCGCTGGCGCAACCAGCTTATTATTCTTGTCGCCAACAAATTGAATGCGAACAAACTCTTCGTTCTTGAACTTTGGAACGCCGTGTTCGCGTGTCGCGGCAACGTCTTCTTTCGCTTCATTGAAAAACTCAATGTGCAGGTGTCGTGTATCTTCCATAATAGGCTCCGTCTGAGGGAATGTGAGAAGGGCCGAGACAATGCCCGGCCCCTCAAGGTGTGGATGTTGATTATGCGGCGGCTTCGCCAATTTCGAGCGTGCGCTCCATGAACCAGCCATACTCATTGTCAGCCATTGCTGGGACAGAATCCCAGTTGCCTGAGCCTGCGGCCATCTGGAAACCGGAATCGGTCAGGATGCACCGCGTGGCCGCAGAGATTGCTCCATTGGCCTGCGCGTAAATGTATCGGTGGCCATCAGACCCCCGAACAATTGTCCCGAGGCCAAACGTGGCGGCGGTGTCAGCGGTCGAAAAACTCACGCCGACAGTGTTTTCAGCAACACTAGTCATATCAAATACTCCTTCTAGCTTACGATGCTGGGGTGCTGTCGAACAGCTTGGCGAGGTGAAGCGGGTTGTTGACCGTCAAGTTGCCGTAGAACCCAATATGCTGGACCATTGCATCTTGATTGATCGGGGCCTGCTTGCCTCCAAACTTCACGAAATTGCGATCCGGGTGGAACCGGAAGCGCAGCGCTTTAGTGTCAATGAAGTAGGTTGTATCGGCAGGCATGGCCGTCCCAATCCCACCCTCAAGCACAACATCAACAGACTTGCCTGAGCCGTAATATTTCAAGGCTGAGAAGCCCAGCTTACCAAGCTCATGCTCGTTTTGAATGCGCTGGATAGAATCCAGAGCCGCCGTATAAGCAAGATAGTGCTCTTGCGACGCGCAGATCAGGTTTGGCCCCTTATTGCCGCGCGAACGCTCGATCATGATATTGTCGAAGATCGTTTTGACAGTAGAGGACGTGACCTGCGTAATGCCCGTAAAGGCCGAGTGAGCATCATATGCCGATGTCCGCCAGATCGCATTCGCTGAACGGTCAATGCCGCCATACGTCCCCGATCCCGGCGTTGTTGGAATTGCAAGCTGCAAGCCGCCAATTTGATTGGCCGACGTTCCATCACCGTGCAAATCCTCAACGAACCGGTCAACCAGCTCCGTCTCTGCCGCGCTGATATGCTCCTCCATGATGTCTTTGAGCTGATTACGTCCTGAGTTTTTCAGAATGTCTTCACCAGAAAGCGTGACAGAAACCGCAGCCAGTTTGGCCGTGAACTCCGCATCATTGAACAGTTCGGCAGGCGACGGATTGAGGTATTGATACCCCGAATACCGCGTGTACGTGCCGGACTCATTATACAGCAAGCGCTCGCGGATCGTCGGACCTGAAAACGGCTTGAACTGATTGTTTTTCTTCATGGTGTGAAGAATGGCGTTCGAGTTCGAGACAAGGTCTGCATAGCCCTTGCTGCGATCCTCCAAGGCCAGTGAGAACGCTTCCTGCAAGCGCTCGTTACTGTTGATAGCCATAAGTGGCTCCTATGTTGGGTTTAGATGCCCGCGTTTTCAAAGGCCCGATCAAGGGCATCGCGGGTGCTGGCGGCTGGCTTGCGGTTCGCAGGGTTTGAGCCTGATCCCGGAGCGCCGGAGATTGATTTTGAGCCACGCTGGGTTTGAGCCACGGGATCAAGGGGGGCGACATCTGATGCTGGCGCGGCAGGCAAGGGGTTGAGCCTTTCTGCCTTGGCGTATGCATCGGGAACGTCGCTGGCATACCCGGTGCGCAACATGTGCGTGATTTCACCGGACAATTCTTCGAAGCGCGGGTTATCCTGCGCGAACTTTTCAACCTGCGCAGACACCTGGCTTTCGCGCTGAGTCTGCATGGTCTGAGTGACGCCGCCAACCTGCTGCTGCAAGTTCTGCACGGTCTTGCGCAACTGCTGTATCGTGTTGTCTTCCGCGCTTGGCGGGTATTCTTGGCCCAGAACATGGCTGGCAATCTGTTCCAGCGTATAGCCATGACGGGTCGCCAAGGCGTCAAAAACCGATATTGGGTCAGAAGCCATACCTTGCGACATGCCCTGATAATCAGCCAAGACACCGGGTAGATTCATCCCATACTGTGCCGCCAAGGTCTCGAACTGCTCAAGCGGCTGATATTTGTCGGCGCTCGCTTTGTAGGTCTCGATCCCCTGCTGCATTTCACTGATCGCACGATGAAACTCAGCCTTTACCGGTTCGGGTGTGGTCGCCCAAGCCTCTTTAGCTTGCGGACTTATACGGTCTGGCGCCGCATCAATCGGTTTGTCAGTGGGCGCGGCGGGCTGTTCGCCCTCGGCAGCCTTCACTGCCTCTGGTGTGGATTGCTCTTTTGGCAGGAACCGTCCGGTCGCTGGGTCGCGCTGGGCACCTGTTGCCGCCGCATCCTCTACAGGGGCAGCATCAGTCGGCTGGGCCGGGTTCGTCCGCTCTCCGCCCTCGTCATCTACCGAGTCAAAAGCCCGGTCGATAATGTCAGCAAGACTAGCATTGTCGGCACCCATGTCTTCTGGCGCGCCAGTATCGGTTACATCAGCCGAAACTTCGGGTGCGGAAATGGGTTCTGCGGCGTCTGCCGTCAGCGTGTCAGTCATTGGTTTCTCCGTCTGAGGGAATGTTAGACTGGGCCGAAGCCCGTCTGTGTGAGCGCCTTGTCAACGGCGTCTGAAATCTGTTTCTTGTCCGGTCGTGGCGGCTGGAACGCTTTTGGAGCGACCACCGAGCTATCATTGCCCACCTCAACCACACCGGCCTCCCGGTAAGTGCGGCGCAATTCTCGCTTGGAGTCGTACATCTTGCCATCGAGTTGGCTTTGCACCGCGTCCATGCCGTCACGGATCAGCATAGGTGCAGGCAGGTCCGACTGGCTGGCATTGCGCTTCGGCATACAATTATACGGCCATGCGTCTAGCTGATGCCAACCCTTGCAGGTCTTGCAATAGCGTTCACGCACGGCCATCTCCGCCGCGATCAACACGGGCAAGCTCTTGGATCGTTTTGCGAAGCTCCATATCACTGGCGCAATCAGCGACGGATATGAGCATTTTGTCCTTCAGCTCATCAGACCAAGGGAAGTCCATCCAGCCTCGGCGGTTCTGTTCTTCTGCTGCGATGATGACGCGCACCCGGTCGGCGCTCAGGCCGCATCGAAACCGCTGCGACACAACCGGTTTCTTTGCCTTGGATTTAGCCTTAACCGGCTTCACCCCTTCCTCGTTCACATCAACAATCGGCTCAACGGCCTCTTCGTCAGTTTCTGGCGCGTCGGTCATGTCCGTTTCCTTTGGGTTGTTTGGCGCGTTTAGTTGCCTCTTGCAGCCGCACCTCTGAAATGCGCAGATCGATAGACTTCATCTGCAAAGCCAATTCATGCTTGAAGCCCTCGGCTTGCGCTTTGGCCGCGTCGGTTTGGGCCTTGAGCATGATTTCCTGTTGCTTGGCCTGCGCTTCGAACTGCTTGAGCTGGAACTCCATGTCCTGCATTTTTTGGTCGAACTGCATCTGCTTTTCCGTGGCCGCCTGCTCGGCCTGTATACGGCCAGCTTCTACCTTGGCCTCCATCTCGGCGCGCTGCTGCTCTGGATCCGGGCCCTGTGGTTGCTTGGCCATTTCGGTCATCTGATCGACAAACTCATCAATCGAGCTTTCCATCTGGCGGCCCGCACGATACGCGCTGGTCACAAATTGCAGCATCTCTCCGACCATAGGTGCCGATTTTGGGAACGTCTGAACAAGCGGCGCAGCTTGGGTTAACAGCGTTCCAACAGCGCCCGCATATTCGTTGCGCCTCTGCTTCTCGCGGTCCTCATCCGGCTGGATCGTGCTATCTGAGGCGACCTGAAACACGAACGGGCGAACCCGCTGGTCACGTAGCATGTGCATCATGGCCTCAACTGTCACCGTATTCTGAATTGTCTGTTCGGCCTGCTGGCGGGCTTGGCCCAACATCTCGTCAGCCTTCGCCTTCAATTGCTGTGGATCAGGCGCTGGTTGCCCCTGCTGTGGTGGCTGTTGCGCCTGTTGGGCAAGCTGTGACTGTATCTGCTGCGATGCCTGTTTCAGGGCTTGCTGCGCTTGCTGCTGAACGTCTTGCGCGGTTGGGATGTCATCAACCTGCGACATGCTCAAAAGCGTTTCAGGCTTAAAGTTCTCTGCCATAATCTCCGCGGATAAGCGCATCGAATGATCAGCAATCCGAACCATCTCGCCCTGACGGCCCTTGATCCGAACCGAACCGTATTGCGCCTTAATGTTCTGCGCTGTCGCTGTCTCGCTGGCTTGCGTGTCGCCACGCATAATATCGCTAATGCCGGTGATCTGATAAACGTCATCAATCAAGTTGCGGCGCTCCTGAACCAACGCAGTAATAACCTGCACAATGTCCTGAACAGGCAACCAGATGATCGCATCCTTAACCCCGCCCGGCCCTAGAGCCGCAGTGCTTGGCACCGGTACGAGGAGCGCATTGTCTGACAGATCACGCATCGCGGTCTCAATCGCGTCAGCAACATCCTGCTCGCCCGCAGCATAAAAGCCTTTCAACCGCAAACTCTCTGTGAGCGCGGAAATCCGCCCGGTCAGATCGTTGATTTCCTCGACCTGATCTTTGTAAAACATGAAGTCAGGAACCGGAATCAGAGTATTGGGCTGGCACGTCGAATAAGCTGGTTTCGAGCATGGGAAGAAGCCCTCAAGGTTCAGGTGCGGGCGGTCCATCTCCAGCACCTGAACCTTGCCGGGATGCAACCAAACCACGACGCCCAGCGTCTTGTCCCAAATCTCCCAAACCTCGGCCTTGCTCTCCACCGTGTACTCGTCATCGGTGTCATTATCGGTCTTCTTGTAATCAATTCCAACCCAAGCATCCTTAAACCGTGAAGACCCTTGTTTGCCCGTCAACCAGGAGCGGCGAGCAACCCAGCCAACCTCTTTCCACTTACGTGCCGGTTCGTGCAGGAAGTCCTTGCGATCAAGGTGATCGTAACAAATGTACTCCTGATAGGCGTCAGAGCCCCCCTCGCCCTCAAGCTCAGCTTCGTCCGCCTCTGTCTTGTAACGCAGCCACGGGGCGGCTCCGCGCCCAAACAGGGCCAAGTCATCACGTATCTCGATCAGTGTGTCGTGAAAGACCTCTGTATCGAATGACGCCATCAAGCAGCGCTCCATCACTTCAGACGTTTTACGCACCAGCGGCTTGCGGTCCTTGAACCGTCCGGTGACAACCGGAATGGGCGGGCGAGCATAAATCGTCGGCTTGATCACTTCGATGTTCGCCCAGAACACCTGCATCTCTCTGCTGCGGCCTGTATTGGCTAAGCGCTCAAGGTCGGCATACTGCTTGGCGATATTGTCACACTTGTCTTGCCACGGCGCAAAAACCTTCTCCGCGTCCTTGATCATCTTCTCCCAATGCGACGCTAACTTTAGCGCTGCTGCGTCCTTGGGGTCTTCGCCTTCTGGCTGGGTGTTCACATCACCGGATTCATTCATAGTCTAATCCTTGTTGATGATGATGGCTTAGGCGGCCCCTCAAGAACCACCGAACCAGCGGGCGCTGATGACTTGGCTTTACGAACAGGCGGAATGACCTCATGGGCGTTCACTGCGTATTCTCCGAACGCGTCGGCACCGTGCGAGTTTTCATCGTGCTGCGGGCCCATATAGACGTTCATCTGTTCATTGAGCCGGCGCGAGTATCGACGCAGCCGATTGACACCGAGCATGACATTGCTGGTGCGATTGAACCTAACCTTCGGAAGCAATGTCCGGCTTGCAGCTATTCGCTCCTCCGGGCCAAGGGCCGCGCCTTTGTGGATCGGCTTCACACCAACATCCATTGCGCTCTCTACCCGGGTTCTGGCTCCGTTGCCCCATTCACGAACTCGAATATCGTGCGGGAAGAAATGCACCGCGTAATTAAAGCTCTTATCGCGCCCGATCAGCTCTCGCTGCTCTATCCGGCTCTGCACATCAGGCAGTAGCTCCGGTAGCGCCTCTGGGATTATGTCCTGAATGCCGAGGCCGCTCACCTCGAAATAGTCAATCACCGTGTGCCAAAGCCCGTCAAACTGCCAGAACCAAATCGAGGTGTAATCATCCACACCAATATCCCAGCTCGTGCGAACCGGATAACGCGGATCATAGGCAAACTCACCGATCCGGCCCTCAGCCTCAGCCCTGGATATTGCGCGGGCGTAATAGGCGCCCTCAGTAACGATCTCATAGTCGCCACCCCAGACATGCCGCGCCATCTCCTCGTCGCGCTGATAGTCGTCTTCACGCTCCTTGAGCAGAACACTCGTTGACCACGGGTTGTCATCCAGATTGACCGAAATGATAATTGCATCATCTGGTGGGATCGCTCCCCGGAAGAACTCATCCACCGGGTCCGTCTCGTAACGCGGGTTCCAGGTGAACCACAGTTCCGACCCCTCCTTACGAATGGTCGGCCTAAGCAGCCGCAATGACTTGGCGCTCAGTGTTTGGGCTTCCTCCACCCATGCGATGTCAAAATCTTCCAACGACTTGATATTCTCGGCGTTGTACGACTGCATCCCACGAAACACGATCAATGAACCGTTGCGGCCCCTGATCTCAGTATTCGTTACCTCGAAGAACTGGCCGAGACCAAACTTCTGTATCTTGTCCATCAGGAGCTGGCGAACCGAGTCCCTGATCGAGTTCTGAACCTCGCGAATACAAACCGCGCGCCTCATCCCTGCAAAGCATTTAAGGATCAGATCCTCTGCACGGTCATGTGACTTGCCACCACCCCGGCCTCCAAATGCCGCCTTGTAACGTGATGGCCGCGCAAATGGCGCAAAAACCTTCGCCGAATTAACCGCTAGGGCTGACATACGTTACGGTGATCGATGTCGGCTCGCCCTCGTCACCTGTGCCAGCAATTTGCATTGGCAGCACCTTGCCGAGAAGCGACATAAACGGACCAGGGTTTAGCTCTGCTTGTTTGGTGAGGTAGCCAACCAAGCCTGCCTTACCCCCCGCCTCATCAGCAGCTTTGAGTATTGCGTCCTTCAATAGGGCCGTAGTCTTGTTCGGTGTGCCCTTCTTGCGGCCACCCCTCTTCTTACGCTTTCCAGTTTCGCCTACTTTAGTTTCGGCCATATCTGTCTCCTTCCCGGTTTGAGCGGTGTTGGAAATTAAGGGCTATACGGCAATCCTGTAGCCTTGAACTTTGAAATACTGCTCATCGATCCCAGTCATGTCGTCTGACAGCCTAACACATAATCTCTGACCCGGATCGAGCTTGAGAGGAGAACCTGCCGCGCCAAAGGTCAGGCGGGCCATGACATAATTGTCGCCCGTGCCCTCGTCAAAGATATGAACATCGTAGGCGACACGGCCCCAGTCCGCATTCTTTTGAATGGTCAGGCCGTCGAGAATATCGAGAACCTCTGTTGCTCCGTCCAGAACCTTGAGCGTCGCGCCAATCGAGAGGGCGGTCTTGTTGCCATACTCATCACCATTGAGCGTTGATGCATCACCTATGTGAACGAGAAGACGGTTCAGAAAATAGGTATAGCCTGCCGGGGCTTCAATGTAGAAGTCCTCAGGAGTGCCATAATCTCCGACCGCGTTCTTTGTGCCCGTTCCGTCACCATTGGTATCAAGGATGCGATAAAGCATATCGCCGGCACCTACGTTCGACGCTGTTGATTCAATAACAACCGGAAGCGGGTGATCCGCTGATACGGCGACACCATACGGAGAACCTGGTTCGTAGTAATGTAATGCTTCTGCCATCTACCCATTCACTCCATCAATCACCCGATTAGTTGCGGGTCTGTTGTCGTCAGTGCTTTCGCGTGTCTTAGCGACTTCTGGTGTTACCTTTAGGGGTTCCAGTGTTTCACTAAGAGGCGGTTCAATGTTGGGCCGTGAGAAATGGTCTGCGATGACTAAGAACAAGGCGAAGGCGAGAACCGCTATCACGATGCCAAAGCCTATACCGATGGTCATGCTACTTAAACCACTGGTGGCCGCGAACGAACTTCCAGGTGAGCCATGCACCACCGATCAGGGTCGGCCACGCAACCAAGTTGGTCACGATGTCGGGGATGACATTGAAGCCGAGAACAATATCCATCCATGAGAGGACCGCGACAACCACGATCCCATCTAACGTGTTTTCACCAAGCCGCTTCATAGCGGGGGTGCTAAATTCAATCGTGGCCATGCTGACCTCCTATTGTTGACTTAGAATTAGTCTTCATCTTCGATCGGGATGCCCATGATGATGCTCATGCCTTTGTGCAGGAATGCCATCATTGGAATGATCGCAAAGAGTAAAATCACCACCGGCCACAACCAAAATACAAGCCACCCCGCCCCTACAACGCCGGAACCAGACCAGCCGGAGATAAACTTATCGAGCCAATAATTGACGGGGCGAGCGAGAGCGCCACCAATCGCGAAATAAGTAATGATCGAAAAAACAACAATCATCGTCATATTTCTCTCCATGTTGACTTGAATCCCAGCCGAGAGCCGAACGCGCTAATGGGAACGCACTCGTGGGTTTGGGGACTTGCTCCCGGCTGAGAACTTGTTTGTTCAATGCTTGCGGCACGTTTAAAGGGTCCGATGGCTCAGACTTTCGCCTTAAGCCCCACCCCTCCCAGCCCCACTACCCCCACCACAGGGAGAGGCCGATACGGCCGTAGCTACTGGATGATGATCTCCCCTCGCAAGTGGGGCGATTGGTTAAATCACTTTTGCTCGACATTGTTGGGTAGCCACAGGAACAACGCTCTTACGCTCTGTTCAAAATCAGGAAAGTCAGTCGTGTGCCGTCTTCCTGTGGCGATGGTTTAGTCTTGTTTTCCGTATTCGGTGTGATTCCAGACGCCGCTGTGGCCGTTTGGCAGGTCTGTGGCTAAACTTGGCTTCTGAGGGTGCGTTTCGTCGGCTGGATCCAGCGGGTTTTCCTCTACCCCGAACTGGTCATCGGCACTTGCTCGCCTCCACGGCCCCGCCAGTTGATTAAGTCTGGAATAGTCGGCTGATGTCGGCGTCGATTTGCTCTCGAAGGGATCTACTTCCTCTGCCGGCTGAACGGGTGAGGTCTGGCCAATAGAACTTGAAACAGTGCACTGCTTAAGTGTCGCAACGTTTGCCAAGTTATCCTTCGCTGCCTCAACAGCGCGCTCCAACTCTTCCTTGGGAACAAACTGATCCAATCGACGCTGAGCAAACCTCAATTCATCCGCGGCAACCTCTAGGTCTGTTGACAGTGATGTACTCATATCATTTCCCCATGCAAAATAACGCCGGGTGGCGCTTGGTGTGCGTTAAACCGGGTTGGTGTCCTTAGTCTCCAAATATACATGCTCTCGACCGCCAAGACTTTGATCTCTTGTGAGACAGGATACCCATTTAACGCCCTAGCCCGGTGAGGCGTGCGAAAGGAGGTGGGTCGAGATGTTTGGAAGGCATCGTCGCTGTGCGCAGCAATGCTATGATGACGATATGACCCGATTTCAAATTCCCGTCAAGGGAGAGTGTCAAAATCATCGTACACCCCCAATATATGCCCCTGCCTCGTCTAATGCGCCCTTAATCACGATGGGCAACATCTTCATGGCTCGCTCATGGCGTCCTGTGATGGCGTGAGCGGCGTCGGTAAGCCTTCTGCCCTGTATGGCCATAGAAACCGCCTGTGCGTACTCAGGCCCCGCTCTGCGCCTTGCACAGGCCCATGCGCGCCTGCCCCGCTCTCTGGCGTCGTGGCGGGTCTCTGCGACATCATTGTTTCCGGCGCCATCAACATAGCCGATGAACTCAGCTCTACCGGGCTGTTCAATGGTTTCACCTTCAACATGCTCACGAAGCAATTGTGCGACCTTGCCATGAATGACGGTTAGCCGCCGCTTCTTCATCAAGGTGACAATACCATCCTGATTGCCGCCCAAGTCCCAGATCAAGGCGAGCGGCACCAACTCGGCATAACGCCGCTCCGCCTGAATGACCTTATCGTTCTGAGACTTGATGCTGTGTGTCAGCCTGTCGAACTCAGCATACTTACCGGATTCAAACGCTAGGACGGCCGCCTCCTCCAAATTGCGAAGGATAGCGTGAGGGCTTGGGGCCGCGCCCCGTGTCACGCCTCTGCGATCAATCTCGTCTATTGTGCTCTGGTGTTTCATGACTGTGCCTCCGCCGCTTCCAGCCTCTCTATGAGATTAGTCATTGGGCTGGTCCTCCAGAATCCTGTTGGAGTGTGTGAAGCCGTTTCTTGTCCGCCGCTTCCTTGATCCGCCTCCAATGCAGTTCAGGGTATCGCTCGCGAGACCCACACATGCCGCACTTGAAAGGGTTGTTACCGCCCCACACACCCGGCCATTTGGCTTCCACCCAACACGGTATCGGATAACCTAAGGTGTCTTGCATCTGCCAGTAGACGAGATCAAATCGCCTCCACCACCGATGATCCCATTTATGGATTGTCACGTCCCTTCCTCCCCTGCTGCTTTGATCATGGCTTTGAAGGCCTTGCGTTGACCTGCGCGGTACCAAGGCTCTTCCTTGCATTCTTCAAGGGTTGGCGGGTCAACATTGATTGCCGCGTCTATCATCGCGTCTGTCGGGTCTTGTAGGGCGTCTAGGACGGCTTGGGCTTGGACTCGAAATTCGGCCGCCATCTTGGGCTGCTCGCGGCACAACACCTCCCACGCCTGCTGCTCATACGCTTTAGGCATCTTCCCGCATGTCGCTATCGCTCGCGCGGCTTTCTCAATCATGCTAGTCATTGGCTTTCTCCGCGCCAGAATTTCCACCAAGGCACGCTTCGATGTGCTGCGAGGTTTCGGACCGAATTGAGCTTCGCCTGCGCACGGCGCTCAATCTCTCTTGCCGTAAAACGTGTGTAGCTATCCCAAAAAACGCCGCAATAAGCAGGGGAGGGGCGAACCTCGGCAAGGGCTGTCCCAATCGCCCCCACCTCAATGCTGAGCCCAGCCTCGCCGTTAGCGATCCAAAACTGCACATGGTCGATTCTTAGCCGATACTCCGTTAGGTTTTCCCATTTGTCTGCATCAAGCTGCTCTGCGCCCCATAGGGCCAGCTCATCGGCTGCGGACTTCGGTTTCTCTAGGTTGCCCATCACATCACTCCCCATTGGCTTTCTCCGAACATCTCAAGACGGCCATCAACGGTTTCACCAAAACCGCGCTCTGCCGCTCGTTTTTGGGCATGCTCCATCGTCCGAGCGATGATCATTCCGCTGTAATCTTTGCGGGCGTTGCGAAAGCTCGTCACGAATAACATCCCAGCGTAACAAAGCTCTCGCTTCACGCCCTCATCCATCCCGAACGCGTCATCGAACGTGCGTCCATCGATGTATGGTTTGCTTGAATGAACAGCCATCACATCACTCCCCCAACAACAAAAACAAACATGGCGAACACTATGGCAATACCGAGCTTGCCGGAGGAGGTGGGGCGGCGGGTCATGCTGCTACTCCAGATTTGATCCGGTCAGCCCAGCGGTGGTTCGCCATGCGTTTCGAAATTGTTGTAAGTAATCCGGCTGGGGCTTTGCAGCCCGGCTC